ATCAAGTTTAGTCATATAAGCATCAAAATCTTTATAGACACTTGTGTCTACTTCAGTTGGTTTCTCTAATTCTAACATCTCTTTATACTTTGTCAAGTAGGTTTGGAACATATCTAAATGCTCATCCACCTCAGACATCATACACTTTGCGATATAAACGTTTTCAGAAAAATGATTTCCGGGTTCAAAGAATCGATAGTCTCCTTTACTCTTTGGTAATCCTTCAACTGAGAACAAATAATTCTCTACAGGATGTTGGAAATCAAATACAATAATGACCTTCTTGTCAAAGAATCCCATAAGATCCATACCAAAACATGGAAGATTACTGCCTGTCTTAGGATAGATGATGTTGTTGTATATGCTAGACTTTTCATTCCAAATCTCCACTACTCGTGACTTTATTATGTAGTCATGTTTAAAGACTTTTGCAGAAAGCACGGTACCCTTAGATTCCCAATCTGCCCAAGGATGAGCAAACTGGAGATCAAAGGTATCATGTAAAACTTTTTTGTAGTTACCCCACAGATTCATCGGACTCCTTGTCGAAATCTACATCTGAATCTACTTTATCATATAATTCCATGAATGACTGTTTTGTTTCATCATCGAAACGATTTACACAATTCTCAATTGCTTTTGCTTTGTTCTTGAAGATTGAGTATGCACGAATGATGTGAACAAGTCTACGAGTTGAGATGATCTCTTCGATACCACCATCATAGAATGTCTTACGAATGATGTCTGCCCAATCAACAAGTTTCTTGATGAACTCACTATCATGAACACCAACACTTGCAGAGTGAAGACTCAACATCTTTTCCTCAATCTTGACATGAGGATATGATTGCTCAAAGGTTACAGGGAATCTTTCGAGGAATGCTTCGTTGAGAACATTAGTTCCAATAAATCTACCATCCTCAGATCCTTTACCTTTTGTATTTGCAGTAGCGATCACGTTGAATCCTGCAGCAGGTTTTACCCACTTACCTATCTTCTTCAAGAAGACACCTTTACCTTCAAGAATAGATTGTAAACATAGTATCTTGTTAGATGCTAGATCGATCTCATCTAAAAGGAGTACAGCTCCCCTCTCCAAAGATTCGATAACTGGCCCATTGTGCCAAACAGTGTTACCATCAACAAGACGAAACCCACCAATAAGATCGTCTTCATCTGTTTCGATTGTGATATTGACTCTAATTAACTCTCTATTTAGTTGTGCACATGCTTGCTCAACAGAGAATGTCTTACCATTACCTGACAATCCTGTGATAAATGTAGGATAGAATAACTTAGATTGAATAATCTTTTTGACATCAGCAAATGGGCCAAACTTAACGAATGTCTCATCAACTGCAGGAACAAGGTTTTGAACAACTGGTGCTACAACTGCAGGTGCTGCTGCAGGTGCTGCATATGCTGCTTCGATATCTTCTACGACTTCCTGTGTAACTTCAAGGTTCCACTTACCTTTAGTTACTTTAAATTCTTTGAGTTTCTTAGTAACTGTCTGATATGTAATATCGTTCATTGCACAGAATGCACGAACTTCTGGTGTAGTGAACTCAGATCCGTATTGTGATCTTAGACCATCAATGATTTCTTCACGAGTCATCTTTACTTCAAATAGGTTGGACATAATAAAAGGGGTTTCTTTGTTATGTACTTATTATAGTTCATACAATACCTATGACAATAAAAAGTAGACAGTTTGTTAACTGTCTACTCTGACTCTAGATGATCTTCTAGTTCTTGAATCAATTTCTTTTTATTGTGTCTTCTATCCAACTCTATACCTACAGTACGTCCATAGTCTTCAAGTTCATCTTTTGACATATCTTGAAATGACACATCACTTTCATACTGCTCTTCCTCTACTGGTTCTACAGAAGATGGTGCTGTATCTACCACAGGTGGTGTCTCTACTGGTTTACCACTTAGTAAGTCTCCGAATCTACTCATTGTACTTTTATGTTGATCTGCTGTTATTTAGGCAACCATCTCAATAAACTTACTCAGAATCTTTTTGTTCATCTTCTTGTTCTTCAAACTCTTAGTAAATGCTCTCTTGATATCTGCCTTTGATGCATCTTCTTTCACTTCAAACTCTGCATCATTACCAACTGCTGATGATGATAATCCAAGATAAACTTTGTAACCTACATCTTCTAGGATTAGAGTCTTAGTCTTTTTCCATTGTTGCATAGTCTTTTCAACCTCTGGACTATTGAAATCTTCGCTGTTAATTTGAACAAAATGTCTGGCATCTCTACCATCCATAATACGAATACCTACAAAGTTAACATTTGATAATTCATCAGAGATATTGCGAAGTAACATTTTTGTGAAATCTTGATACTGATAACCACACTTATATGTCTTACCAGTTTTACGATTACGAAGAACACATTCATCACCAAAATTTGCTCTACCAAAGTAAGACTCACCCATGAGACTTCTATTTACTGTTCTGTGATATGAAAGTTGATAACCTTCTCCATCTGTAAGAATTACACAGTTGACTTTCTCAACTTTAGTTTTTGATTGGAACTGTGGAATCAGATCATGAAGTGCTACGATTGTTTCATTCAAAGGTGTACCTGATAACTCAAGTCCGTATGGTGTAAGTTCACGAGCACCATATTCTCTGTATCCACCTACGATGCGGAAGATGTTCAACATCTGCTCATTCAACTCTTTGATACGAGTCTGACTTGTGAAAAGATTCATCAATGAGAATTGATTTTCAACAACCATCATGTTGTCTTTTGCTTCATACAATGGTGCAGCATATCCTCTTTCATCACGATCTGTTTTAGGATATGAAGTAGTGAAAGCATAAACATCAAATGGAATTTGAACTTTCTTACAGAACCACATAAGGTTGTATAACTGCTTAATTGTGTCCATCATCACATGAGACATAGATCCAGACCAATCAAGTATGAATACAAGACCATGATTCTTACCTTCGGGAATCACTGAAACTTTTTTGAATAGATCTTCATTGTACTTGTAAGTATGTAACTTAGTTGTGTCAAGAACACCAGTACGACTTGTGGTAGCACGAGCATATGCCGATGCAGACTTCTTACACTCAAACTCTTTGACAAGATAGTTGACTTCTTTCTGTGCAGACTTCTTGAACTTGGCGAAGTTTTTCTCAGTTTCATCAAGATACTTTTTCATACCATACTGATCATAATAATCCCAATGTCTTTGATCACATTGTAACTTCTTTTTTTCTTGCTCCTCTGCTTGTCTCTGTGCCTCAACTAATCTCTCATGACACTTTTGATGTATCTCTTCGTTAGAGATGATCACTTTGTCAACATCAAGTTTTGGTAACTCAAGGTATACATTCTCTCTTGCACCTTCGTTTGTTAGATTTTTTAGTGCTTCATCAAGACTCTCAACTGTCTCTGCTGAGACTTCAGTAACACCCTCATGTCCACCAACATGTGTGTCAACTTTGATCTCTACCTCTCCCTCTTCTTGCTTTTCACCATCATCATCAACTTCACCTTCAGAATCTGTGTCAACTGTTTCTGATCTTGTACCTGTCATAGGTCTATCACCACCACCATCTTCTTCTTCTAAATCAAAATCTAATTCGGCCTGCTCTTTTTCTTTTCTTTGCTCTTCAGCAAGACAATAATCATAAAGTGCCTTTGCTGCTTTAAGTGTATCTTCAAAGGTCTCACATAAATCAATCTTGTTTATAAAGAATCTTTCTTCTGTAGAGAATGGAATGTCATAGTATGTACCAATCTTGTAGTGAAGATTTACACGGTCAGCAAGAATCATCTCAGATATATTTTTCTTTTTGACTTGAAAGAAATCATCATTGTGTAACTCAGTATAACCCTTGTAGAATGTCTTGGAGATACCATCGTATCTTCTCTTCATCAACTTCTCAATACGTGCATCTTCTACTATGTTTACAAAACTAGGATGTATTTGATACTCTAACCACCACTCCTCATCAGGTGTATATAATGCATGACCAACTTCATGACTTACTAACATATCAATTACATTCTCGGATGCCTTGTCCCAGAGAGGTAGAGTCAAAACTCTTGTCTGTACGTTGAACTCAGCGGTCTCAACTTTACGATGCTCTACAACTAGGTCTTCTGTAGCGAGTAACTTAGCGAGTTGTGATTTGATTTCGTGCTTGATGGTCATGGGGTTTCTTATCTGATATACCCATAATAACAACGAAACCGCCTCGATGGGCGGTCTAGTAGACACTTTATCAACTGTCTACTTCGTTTCTTTGCTTGTCTTAATGCTTGTGGTTTAAGGTGACGTTTCTGTTCCTTCTTAGAATGATGCTGCCAGTTAGGAATTTTCATTTCTTTCATCCAGAACTTCGTTTATAAGATCTTTCAACTCTTGTTTAAGGGCATCAGATATTATATTTATTTCTTTTGGTATGGCAGAGGGAATTGCATCACGTTGTTCTTGAATACTTTTTCCACTTTTTCCAGATCCAAAGGACATTCCTTGGGTATCAATCTTCATGATTCTTGAATACCATCTAATACTTCTTGCAAACTATTAGCACGACCTTTGTAGTATGATACTTCTTCAGATAAAACATCTAAGATGTCACCGACTATTTCTTTCGGTGCTACACCATCTTTAAAGTAGGATTCAATCGCTTCAGAAAGATATCTTCTGCGGTTCCACTCTGGTGAATAAGGACTATATTTCATGATGAATACACTTCATTCTAACATTATATACGACTTATTTAGATTTGTCAATCTCTTTGTCGCCAGTCGTCAGGCTTATCGCGTCTGAACCAGTCATTAAGATCATCAGCACTGTCAAACCCCTCTTTGTGATTGGATGGATCGGGGTCTCCTAAACCCATCCTATTCAGAAAATCTTCGGTACTTCCACTTCTCATATCAGGATTTGCTGCCCTTTGTCTTGCCTGACGCATCCATGTAGCAGCAGTTGTATTACTTTTTGCTAGTTTTTGTGCCCAAATCATGTCTTCCAGTTTGACATCCTTACCTTTTGCAATTTGATCGCAAATTGATTCTAATCGTAATCGATATTGAGTTGAAAGCATGTTACATTACTTAACAGTGTCCAAAATATTTATTGTGGGAGACCAACCAAGTTTCTTTAATTCTGTGATATCAGCACATGTGATATCTCTTTCACCGGGTGTATCTTCCTTGATAGGTAGGTGTCCCATACCCATCTTAGTTGCAAGATCAATGACCGCAACAGGATTTGCAGTTCCTACATCTAAGACCCCAGTATAGTCACTTTCAGCAAGAAGTGCAATTGCTGACACAATGTCTTTGACATGTATCCAATCTCTCTTATGTCTTGTGAGATATGTGGCGGTCTTGTCCTCTAACATCCGATATAGCATATCTGGACGACTTACTTTCTCTGCATATACATTAAAGAATCTCATACCCACACTATTTGGTGGTGCTTGAATTTCATTTACTTTCTTGGTGATACCATAGGCATTGATCCACCATTCATATACAGATGCAGAACTTGCGTATAAACATCTTACATTATTCTCCCTACAATATTCAAATATTGGTATGGATTTCGTGACATTGTTTTCCCAGAAGGCATCAGGATTTTCGATTGCTTCACGGATAGCAGCATTGGCCGCAAGATGTATGACAAGATCAAATTTCTTTTTTGTCTTGAAATCACCTAGATCAAATGGAATATCATATCCCTCAACATAATGTCCTTGACTTGTAAAGTATTCATATACATGACTACCAATAAAACCAAGATGTCCAGTAACTAAAATCTTCATAAAATCCTCCTGCTAAATCCACGAACTTTATCAAACTTCATGAGGTTATCAAACTTATCATGTAAGTCCGACTTATGTGATATGACAAATATATTAGCATCCTTGATAATAAAACGGATGATCTTCATAAATTCATCAACACCAAATCCATCAAGAGAACTATCAAATACTTCATCCATAATTAACAGATTTGTATTGACAGAGTTCTTGACTCTTGCTACCTCTCTCCATGTAAACAATAAGGCCAAGTCAATACGCATCTTTTCACCTTCACTAAAGGATGAATATGAAAAGTCTTCATGTATTGGTGACTCTACTGTCTCATTGAACTCCTCATCTAACTTAAAGTTGATATAGAAATCCATCATCTGCAAGTAACGATTGACCTGCTGATTAATAAGTGGTAGATATTTTCTGATTATCTTAGTCTTAACACCATCATCCTTCAAAAGAGAATAGGCAAAATC